CTCATTATTACAATGCAGTATCCCCTCGGTATTCCCCCGAATTTGCGGACCAATATTGATTATGTGTTTATTTTACGCGAACCGTATATTGCCAATCGTAAACGCATTTGGGAAAACTATGCCGGTATGTTTCCAACGTTTGAATCGTTTTGTCAAGTGATGGATCAATGTACGGAGAATTTTGAATGTCTCGTGATTAACAACAACGCCAAGTCGAATAAATTACACGACCAGATTTTCTGGTACAAAGCCGAACACCACGCTGATTTTAAACTCGGATCGAAAGAATTCTGGGAATTATCAAAAGATTTGAATTCGGATGACGAAGATGCCGCCTATGACCCGAAAAATACGAAAAAACGTGGACAGGGACCCAAAATCAGTGTCAAGAAAACCACGCGGTGGTAATATTTTTATTGTAATATTTTTATTATATGTAAAACAAGATATTAAATGTAAGGTCTTTTTATTCATATAAAGCAATGAGTGTATTTATTGCCATTCAACAGGCGGATGGTTCGTCCACCGTATCTAATGCCCACGCATATCAAGCGGACGCATATCATACTTTTATGAAAGAGTATGAGAATAATTTCAACACTGGTCCGTATGTATTTAAACTCGTCAAATTTCTTCCGACGGGGTTAAATGGCGATTATTCTAGTTTTTGCGTAATGATAAACGATAAAGAGGAAAACCATATTTTGTCTAACGACGAACACTTATTGCGTGGTTTTGTTAGTTGGCGAAATCGGTTACTAATGTAACTTATATTTATGTATGTCATATTTACGTATGTCATATATTATCACGCCAAACACGGAAAACAGCGTTTAACGGCCTTTTTTACTTTCGGCTGCATCAACACTAATTTCAAAGACGAATCAAACAACCGCTTAAAATTCGCTTTTTGGATTTCGTCTTCTGGAAAGAGTTTATAATGCGTCATAATGTACTCATAGAGCTCCGTAATTGCAATACGCAAATCTTCCTCAGTCATTGAGGCAGTTTGTAAATCCGCAATTAACAACAACAATTCGGGTATATCGTATTGGTCAATCTTGCCGTCTTTCAGCATATTTTTCACGGCAGTGTCAATCCGCGAATGAAACGTCATCAGGTTTTTCGTGAGATCCATTTATAAGAGAACTGATGAAGTTATATTTATATTATTTTCATATTATTTCATATTCTTCTTTATACTTTACCATAAATTCGCAATTTAATAAATCTTCTTTACTAATGTGTCGTTGCCAATATAAAACATTATTGATGTAAATATCTTCATCGTCTTCATCTTTAGCGTATTTGTTATCTGGTACTAAGAGATATTCTACACAAAAATCCGGTGTAAGGGTTTGTGTATGTAATATCGCCCATAAAGAGAAATCCTGAATATGTTCTTTCAGATAGGCAATGGAATAAAAGTTTTTATTTTTATACAACTCGCCGTCGCGTTTGAATTCTTCCATCATTTATATAATATGTTATAAGATATTATATAAGTTTGTGTATATATATATTATAATTCTCGCACCTCGGCAATCCGGCTCAAACCGTGATCGGTATTCTTCACATCCGTCACAATATTCTCGCCTTCAAACAATTCCTTTCGCAAATCGGCGACCGAGACATTTTCGCGAATATCCTTCACGCTAACAAGGTTGCCTTGTTCATCAATCGTTTGCGTCAACACGTTGCCACTAGCCAAAGCCTTTTTCTTATTGTCTTCCATTGCCTTTTCTTTGGTTTCGCGCACCCGCTTATCAAATTCCATTTTGGCATTCGTCTCGCTCTTCGTCTTCTCGTGCATCAATTGATTCAATTCATCTTCCATATATTCTACCCGTCCGGTCTTGTAAGATTCCGGGTGAAAGGGCATCCACAAACCGACTGGCCCGACATAGACATCGTGATGCGGATCGACTTCACGCAACAACTTACAACGCATCTCGGCTTCTTCTTGGGTGGGATAAGAACCTCGCACTTTCAATCCGCGCACGCTGGTCTGAAAGCCGTGTTCTTTAGTATAACTTTCTTCTAACCGTTCTTCATTGGCATCAATAAAATTCTTGAAATCATCCTCCAAGGTCGTGAGAAAGAGTTTATCCTTTTCATCTTTACAAAATTCTTGGAGATCTTTGGAGATGTTATCAAAATTCAAATTATATTTATAAGCCAAAAAATTCAAAAAATGATTAAACTTCTCCAACGATTTGTTCATATCCCACTGTTTTAGGAATTGTTGAAAATTAAACAATTCACGTCTTTTTATAATAGTTTCAGGCGAAACAAAAGACACGCAAGTAAATTTTTGTCCTGCAATTGGTTTATCTTCATCTAACATATCCACATATTTAGCATTTAGGGAGCCATCGGACTTTACGCGAGTTTCAAAATTTTTTGTAGAAGCCATACTTAATATTCTAAGATATTAAGAGTATTTTAAGTTCTTTTTTTTATATTAACTAATAATTGTATAGTTTTTTTCTTTATAATTAATATAAATGTTGGGCATTGACTTTAAAGAGCTTATTAAACGGGCAATCAAATATTTAGTGGAAGGTTTGATGGTCGCGATTGCTGCCTATGCCATCCCTCAACAATCTCTCAAGTTTGACGAAATCGCTTTAATTGCTTTAACGGCAGCGGCGACCTTTAGCATTTTGGATACCTATGTACCAAGCATGGGTGTCAGTGCTCGCACGGGTGCCGGGTTCGGTATTGGTGCCAATTTAGTCCATTTCCCGGGCGGTTTTTAAAGGGCCGCTCCGCATGCCCTCACACTCCCCCATAAGGGAAAACCCCTCACACCCATTTGGGGTAAATTTAAATAAAATAATTTAGAAGTTAAATTATTTTACACCTTATTTTATATGAAAAGTCGTAAACTGTTTACAGATAAATGGAATTCCTTTTGGCATATGTTTTTTGGTATAATATCCGTCCGATATTTATTTATTATACCTCTATTCATACTTTATCAATTGTATGATTATAAAGACCCGAATTTATTCGTGGATTTATCCGAATTTTTTATTGGACTCGTTATTGGTTTTTTTATACTATATGTATTTTTCAAAGCGCATAACCCCCCAAGGGGTGTGGGCAAATGGGGGGTGTGGGGGCAGCGCCCCCATCTATAGCGTCGGTATATATTCCCACTCCAATTCCTCGCATATATTTTTCCATATCTCATCTTGTTCAATTCGCTTTTCCCGATCCTTTAACATTGGAAAATAAGGCAAAAAATGGGTTTGATTTAACAATTCACATAACTTATAAACGGTATAATAGTAATTCAAAAAATTCACGCGGTCGTCGGGACAAAATTTTGCATAAGGTCCTTGTATATCCATAAATAAATTACACAAGGTCGTCTCCAATTCTGAACTCATTATCGGCGGTTTAATACCTAATTTATCTTTAATAAAAGGTATATGTTCATAATATTTATTGTAGCCGAGTTTTTTTAAAATATCTTTTGTTCTCTTATTCGTCATTTGTGACAAATCAATACGCTCTTTTTTAATTTGCTGCACAATATTTTCCAGAACTTCATCTGGTATTTGTGTCGTCTCTTTCGCTTGAAATTGTGCCAAAATTTCGCGAAAATGATTAATTCTTTTATACGCATAAAAACAGACTTCTTTAGGCGGTTCTTTATAAGATGGTTTTTCATTTTCTACCAAATATTTAATACTATTTGAACAAAGATTACATATCATAATACCTTCATAATCCACCGCAATCATCTCTCCTTTATTACAATACCGACATATATCTGTCGCCACTACAAAATTATGTATATCCAATATTTTATCATCTACATTTCGCATATAATTTTGTATCGTGTTTTTTTCTTTATTTAAATCTTCATTTTTTACACCATCCTCATTTTTTATTTTAAAAAAATTATCCAAGGACGTGGTTTTTGTATCACAATCAGCTATTTTTTTTTTATTTTCAAAATAATCAAATATATAAGAAGAATTATTTAACAAATAATCTTTTTTCTTTTTATTCAATTCTCTTTCTTTTAATTTAATTTCTTTTAATTTATCGTGAAGTTCTAAGGATTCATCTATATTTAGAGTTTTTTTTTTTAATCTTTCATAATTAGTTGCTTTTTGTTTTAATAAAGCTGGTAATAACTCTTGTTTATCTTTATTTAAAGAATCTAT